ATGTTTTTGTTCCGCTGATAGTTTGAATTGTATCTGTAGTAACATAATTCGTTGGCATTGATGGTATTGTTGGTTTATTAGTTAGGTCATTGTAAGAACCTGAAGTTGCAACTTTAGACAACGTACTTTGTAGTGCATATCCACTTAAATCAGGCGTATCAGAGTCAATTTGCCTAAATTCATAGCAAGTTGTACCATTTACAACTTTAGTCCCAGCATAGAACCAGTCTTTCACTCCTTTTCCTGTTGTAAGAACAATGTCTCCAACACGGAATTTGTCTTTGATTGATACAAGATTTCCAACATCGCTATTAGGTGCAATCTTTGTTTCACCAGTTAATAAAAGGGTATCTGTCTTATTAGTTTTGCTTATGTTGAATTCCTTATTATTTCCACTAGTTGTATATGTTGGATCTATAACATAAGTTGTTGTTTTGCCTTGTGCAATTTCAATAGCAGTTGCAATTTGCTTTGAAACATACGCTTTCATTTGGTCGCCACGAACAGCCGAGAGCATATTTCCGTACTTTTCGTTTCCGTCAATTGCATCGCCACTGCCTCCAGCACCTAAAACAACTTTTCTTGAATAATTGTTATCTCCATCGTAGTTAAGATATAGATTTTCTTTTTGGCAACCACCATTTCCATCAGGTATAGTAACACCGCAAATGCCTCTAGTAACAAGTCCAGCAGCAGCCGCAGTTCCACCCATAATAAGCCCATTTTCAACATAAAGTGTTGTCGGATTTACTTTTGAAACAGTCTTATGTGCTCCTGCAACATTTGCCGAATTGCTTGCATATTTTACTACATTTGTTGGAATTTCCGATTTATCGGCTTTTCCACTAATATCAGGAATATCGCTTACCAAAGCTAAATCTTTATTGTTATATATTGGTCTAGTTGCTTTGCCTCTAATATTTGTATTATGGCTTGTATGACCAATAGTAAATAAGCCACCAATAAAGCCAACAAAAGTTGAATTGCCTGAATTAATTCTTCCGTCACTCCCTAAATCAAGCGCATTATTATCGCCTTGACCTAAATAGATCTTTCCGCTATTAAATGCACTTGTGCCTGTGAAAGTGTTTGTTTTGCCTGAAACGAGCACTTGATAAGAATTATTAGTTCCAGACTTTACATACAACTCTTTTGGAAAAAACGCATTTTTATTAGAGTCGATTGAATAAATTGTTGACGCTGAGATAAGAGCTTTTACTTCTTCTATGGTTGGTACTTTTTTATTGATCATAATTAATTTTGAAATGCGAAATTAATAATTCCGTTTGTTGTTAATCCATCTTCAAAAGAGATTTCAGCTTTATTTGCTATTAAATTATCAATATTATTTTTGTTATTCAAAATATTGGTTGTGTTTGTATCTATTTTATTTGTATTTGCAGTTACTTTGCTGTTAACGCTTCTGAAATTGCTTAATGTTGAATCTTTAAATGAATCAAAATCAGCCTTTTTTGCTAAAGTAGCAGTAAGTGGACCAGTTTTAACGCTTGTTGCAGTACCGTTCTTTTTAAAATTTAATTTAATTGTGTTATCTGCTGTGAATTCGATACCTATAATAGAAGCATTGCCTTCAACTTTTTGGTCAACATAAGTTTTTAAAGCGTAAGAACTTAAATCAACTTTTTGTGTTTCGAGTTTTGAAATTGTATAGTAGCCAACATTATATGTTGAATTGAATGAACCGCTTGCAGGAACTTTATCAGTACCTTTTGTAGTATTGACTTTTGAAACCCAAAAGTCTGGGACGTCAACTGCTTCAATAAAAATGTTATCGCCAACTTTGAATTGTGAATTACTTGCACCTTCAAGGGCAGTTTGCATTGCAGCAATAGTTGCATAACTTGCTGAACGACTTCTTCCTTCTGCTAATGTATAAGCTTGATTTGCTTTTTCTTGAGCCTTTGCTGCAGCAGTTCCAGCATTAGTAGCATCAGTTTGTGCCTGCTCTATCTTTGCTTTTAAGCCTGAGAGTGTATCGCCAGTACCTGAACCAGTAATATCAGTTTTTAATTTAGTAAGTTTAGCGTCAATCTCAGCTATCGAATAAATTTGAAAAATTGTGTTAATCGCCATAAATTATTTTTCTCCTTCTAGCGTTGTATTAATTGTAATAAAGCCACCTTCAGTTAAAGACTCGATAGTCTCTTCGCCTTGTTTAATACAATTAACGCTTTTTATATCTTTCTTTTTCACATAATTGTTTGAAATGTATTCCATTATTTCAGCTTTCATATTGTCTATTTCGCTTCTAATATTGGTCATTTCATTAACGAGTTTTATTTCCCCAATAAGTGAATAGTCTCTTTTAGAAATATTCATTGTTATTGAGAACAAGCACTCACTTTCAATTGCAAGCCCAACGCCTCTAAGCGTGTAGCCTTCCATTGTTAGTTCTACTTCTACTTGGAAAATCAAATAACTTTTATTTATTTCGATTATGAGTCTTTTAACGCCTGTATAATCGTAATACTCATCTAATAAATCGAAATTCTCTATTCCTATAGAAGTTGCTTGTAATTTAATAATTGCGTTTTCGAAGTCCAAATTCATGAGAGAACTTAGATCTAGAGAAAACATTTTAACTTTGCCATTCCCCGCAACACCTTTAATTCCATACATCCAATCAAGAAGTTGAAATACAGGCTCATACATTTTTCTTTTAATGTCATCGGCACTGTATCCTCTTTGACTTGGCTTGCTAGGTAATGAGTATGTAGAGATTTGCTTTAAATATTCTTTTTGCTTTAAATATTCTTGATATGTTTCTTCATCAAGGAAATCGTGTAAATTAAGTTGTCTTAGCATTAATCTCACCTCCAATATTTTTTATTTTTGGGGTAGGTTCTTGCTCTTTCATATATTCTTCGTATTCAATTTCAGCTTCGACTTCTTCATCAGTCTTTGTAAACTTTTCAGGCTCATTGCTATATGCAATTTGGAATTCGTATATCATTCGATATTTTTCTTGAAGCATTTTTACATCTTCTTTATTTGCCATATTTCCAGTAAGCATACCAGTATAGAAGCCACCAATAATACTCATAATTCTAGAAAACAATGTTGTCCATGCTGCAAGATCAGTACCATCCATAACTTCGCCTGGAGTAAGTGCTGCTAAGAAAGCACTAATTCCTAGAAAAGTTATGACTTTGATAATTCTTGATAAATTAACTACTAAGATTTTTTCTTTTCTAATTGCGTATGCTGCTTGATAATCGGATATTCCACTGCTTTTTGCAATTGAAGAAAGATAATAATCCTTTCCAATTCTTTTAACTCTTGCCATACCACTTAAAGTGTTTTTGATAACCTTAATTTGATATTTGGTATAAGACTTAAATTTATAAGTTTTTCCATTAACTTGAAGAGTGCATGGTGTTGCTAATTTATCTACATCTTTTAAATCTAGTTTTAAGACAATTGAAGCAAGAGGAATATCTTTGCTTTGAAGACATTTTAATCTTGCATTTCTTAATTCTTGTCTATACTTAATATCGAGAAATTGTTGAAAATAAATTGTTTGAGAATCTATTTCTTGCCTTTTTGTATTGTAATTAGATAAGGCTTCTTGATACATTCCACCTGCTTTATTTTGAAGATAGTCTATGTAAAAGGTTTCGCCTCCATACATACCAATAATCGTTAAACCAAGTAAAATTCCAGTATTTCCAATCCACTTATCCCAATCAACACCTTCAGGATTTAAGAAGTAATTGCAAACTGATACAAGAACAGCAAGACCAATTACAGCAAGAATTACAATTAAAGTAAGTTTTGCCTTTAAGGTAAGAAATTTCATTAGTTCTTGCCTCCATATTTATGATTTAAGAAATAAGCAAGTAATGATAATCCAATAATGCCAATAATTGCATAGCATGTTATTGCCGCTGGACTTACGAGTGTTGCAAGAATATCCCAACCACTAATTTCGGCACTTACTACGAAAATGACAATTCCAACAATAAGCAATCCAAGCGAAGAAAATGCTGCGATAATCCCTTTTCTTTTCCTCATTCTGTTGGCTCCTTTCTCTCTTTCTTAGAGATACCTGCTGCTTTAAGTACAGCATTTGATATGTCTGAATACCTTTGGAACGCTTTAATATCTTGCCCATAAGTTTTTTTCTTCTCTTTGAAATATTGAGAAGGAATATCGAGTAAGAAACTTGAAGTGAGACCAATTGCAGCGCAAACGAATATCATTAAAAGTTCCGATAATAATGCTGAAATTAAATAAATAACGCCTGTTGCTAGCCATGCGCCAACAACTATATTTAAGAATGTGATTTTTAAATCATTGTTTAGTTTTTTATAAGCAATAAATAAACTTGTTAATACAGTTAAAATGACACCACTAGCAACTTTAATTCCATCGGTTTGAGTTGTAATCCAATCATTCCAATTTACGCCTAATAGAATTCCATCAGGAAGAATTAAAGATAACCAACTAAGACCTGAAAAGGCGTATTGAGCACCCCTATTTTTACGATATTTGTATAAATCGGTTTGCTTATATTCAGCTCTTTTTTGCTTTCTTTCTTCCTTAGTTAGTTTCTTCTTCATTCTTTAAAGCCTCCACTCTATCGGATAAAGCCTTCGCACTTCCGTTAGCAACCATATTGTCGTTATTAGCAGCAATTTCTTTTTGGTTTTCTAATAAGACATCGACTTTTTGATTTGATTTTTTAATGTTGTCGAGTTCGGAAGAAAGTTCATAAACTTTTTCATTTAAATCGCATAAATTAGTATTAAGCCTCTTAAATTCATCAGCATAAACTTCAAGTTTTTGATTTTGAGCATTAAATTGTCTAATAAATTCTTCTTCAATTTCGTTAATAATTCTTGCTTGTTCGCTTGTTAAATTTTCCATTGCTTTTTTAATATGAGCTGAAGTTTCGCTTGATACAGCGTTAGCCTTTTCTCCAACATTAATAGCGCTCATAAATTTCTTTTTATATGCTCTAAACGAAATGAAAACACCCAAAACAGCAATGAATGTTGAGGCAATAGCACCAATTGTGACACCACCTACTAATTCAGTGTTTTTAAGTTTAGAAAGTTCTTCATTAATTTTGTCTGGAATTCCATCTCCGTCAGTATCTTTTGTCCATTCAATAATGGTATTTTTTGCGTCTTCCCACTCATCTTTTGTCGGTGTATCTTCTTTTGCACCTTCGTTTTCATTAACGCTTGGCGTTTCAGGCTCAGTGACCGCTTCATCAAGTACTGGAGCAAAAAGTAATGCTCCACTTAAAAATAATTTTCCTAGCATATTAATCTCCTCCTACAACTGGTGTTGTGTATGCGTAATCAATTGTCATATTTGAAATAACTGCATTTGAATTGTCGTAATTGTAAAAAGCAAAACAAATGAATCTTTGCTTAACTATATTTCTATATTTTGTGTATGATCTTGCGGCAATATAATCTTGCGTATAAGAAAGTGCGTCAAAATCAATTTTGTCTAAATCATAAACGAATGTATCATTTTCAACATTTCCAAAACTTTGAATGACATTTCCAATGCTATGAATTGCCGACATAGGCATACTATTTGTAATAGTTGCTAATCTTACTTTGCTTGAAAGTTTTGAGTCGTTCGTGACTGTATAAGAATAGAAATTCTTATATGTATCTAAATATCCCATGTGAAGAGGTGCTGTAATATATGCAGCTCTTACATTTTCAACATGTTCAAAATAGCCTGAGTGATTTGGAACACCAATGTTGATTAATTTTGCGTCAACTTGTCCATCACCATAATCCCAATTTAAAATAAAGCCACCATTAGCAACAAATTCCTTTAAAGTTAAGAATTCATTCTTTTGTTCAAAAACTAATTTATAATCATCTAAATTATCAGCAATTTCATTGTTTTCGGTATCAAGTTCAACAATGTTGTTTCCCAAATATGAAGCACCAGTAACTCTGTACTTTTTGCTTGAATTTAAGAATAAATAAACATTTGCTCCGCTATCGTTAATTATCTTGCAAATTTCAAAAGCAACTTGCTCTTTCATACATATTGCTTGACCTTTAAAGTTCTCACCTAAATAAAGTCTTAAATCTGGCAAATAGAATTCATAATTACTATATAATCTATCCCCAATATGAATAAGTTTTTGCTTTTCTATATTAACGACATTTTCAGTAATTTCGTTATTGCTAACTAAAATCTTATAAGTATCTTCATAAATGTTTCTTTCTTGTTCTCTATTTCCAACTCTAAAGATACTTCCAAAGTTAGTTGCAAAATAAACTGATTCATTTCTAACAAACATTGAAGTTATATATTCATTTTCTTTAAAGATACGACTATTTAAGACATACCATTCATAATTATCGTTTGTTTCTTCATCATATCTTCTAGCAAAGATTTGAGTTCCACAAACTAAATAAAGCCATTTATTGTAAGCATACATAAACGCTCTTTCTTCTAAATAATCATGGTCGAAGGTGTCTAAAAGATAATTTATATAATATGATTTTGTAACGCTATAACGACTTGAGTCATGTAAAGAGTCGCTTACTACTAAAGCTTCAACTTTCTTTTCATTAGATAAGAAAAGAATTGTGCCATTAAAGTTCAAAATGCACCTATTGTTAATAGGAGAAACCCCAGTATTACCAGCACTCATTTTAAGTTTATAAGCGTAGTAATACTGGTTGGCAACGTTATCTTGACCAATATAAATTCTATCTCCTTCTCTAAAGTAAATAGAGGAGTCATCGGCTTTATATTCTTTGAAAACTACAAGTTTTCCACTAGCTTCAACAGCATAGCCATTAATTTTGTTATCACTATTTCCATAATAACAGCCATTTTCTTCTGGAAAATAAGTAAAATCATTGTAGTTTTTATTGGTATCTTTTGTACCGTAAACATTGATATTATCAGTCCAATAATCGCAATTTGCTTCATTTTCATTGCCAGTAATAATTAATCTATTTTGAGAAAATTCATCAGTGTAGCAAATGCCATATGTACACTTATTAATTTTATCGCTATTTCCTTTTGCACTTTCATAACTTGGATAAGTAATAGTTGCATTTCCACTTGTTGAAAGCTCATAGTTTCCTAAATTTGAAAACAAATGTAATTCGCTAGAATTCTCTAAAATGTATCCATAAATTCTAATTTTTCTTATATCTTTTGTTTTAACTTCAATAGTTAATGTTGGAATACAGTCGTTTTTAGACATAATAGTTTTTAATCTAAACGCTTCATAATCAACATTGCTTTGAATTAGATTTATATTGCTGTCATTTTTGGGAACTAAAATATAAGCATTATTTAATTCAATATACGCATGAGAATCATTCTCTTTTTCATATATCTTAATGCTTTGAACCTTTTTAAAGGCATATTTTGAACTTATTTTGTAATTATATATACCCATACTAAATCACCTTTTTAATCATGTATGCGACTACATATTTCTTTTTAAAACCAGCGTCACTCGATGAAGTTCCACCTGCTTGTACCATTAAAGGCATGAAGAAATAATCACCAAAGCCTACAACTTCGCCATTTTCTTCATCTAAATTGATTGTTGTGTTTGCTGTAATTTCAACATTTCTCAATTTTGTGCATTTGTAATTCTTTCCATAAATGGAAGGATTTTCATTATTTACAAGTTTATAAACATAAACAGTGCCTGTCGATTCTCCTGTGAGAGTTCTTCCTAGTTTAATGTTTTTAATATTGTTCAAATCAAAAACTAAAGCACCAGCATTATAAGTTTGTTTAATTAAAGTTAATGAATTTGATTTGTTCTTTAAATACGTTAAAGATAGTTCTTTATACTCTTCTTTAATTGTATTTTTGTCTATATATGGAAAAACATCTATTCCTGTATAAATGTTCAAATCACTATCAATTGAAACGCTATTGCCACCAAACAGTAATAAATCAGAATTTATGTAATCACCTTTGATTGTAAAATCAACTTTATATTTGTTGTTATTGCCAAGGGTTAACATACTTGATTCACGATAGCCACTTCCTTTAACTTTAATAATAGTATTGAAAAATTCTTTATCAAACTCGTCAACAAACCCTGCGTTAGCGTGGTCAACTTTTACTTCTTCTACAATCTTATCGTATCTTTTTTTGAAATATTCATCGAATAAAGGTGTTATTTTGATTGTTTCATCAGTTCCCCTATCAACATAAGCGTCGAGCAAAACTTCAGTTTTATTAAGGTCATTTTCATCTCTTAAAGAGAAAGGAAGGTCAAGAGAATAAATTAATTCTTGAGTTGGATCTATAACTGGTTTTTGTTCTACATATTCCGTTGGAATACCAGTATAAAACTCGTTCTTATGAAAATAAGTTAAGTTATTCATTCCATCGAATGTTTTTCTATTATTATCAGTCGCTGTAACTAAATTATTAGGAACAATGCCAATTGTAGTTGTTGGAACTTCAGCTTCATCTTCCACTTTTACTAAATTAAGACTTTCATCTAAGTAGTAAAAATATGTTCCACTTAAAATCCATAATTTCTTGTTTCTAACAAAGCCACTTACAGCCTTTTCATCTTTAAAAATATTAGGAAATTCTTTATAAACGCTTCTCAAATCTTTTGAGACAATAGTTAATTTTGCTCCTCTATGCAAAACAAAATAACTAGCCCATTCCCAAACGTTTGAAATAGGCAACTTATCCTCAAATTGCATTTCCTCTTGGAAACTTTTTCTCTTTTCAAGAACTTGGCTATATCTAATGAAATTGACTTCATTTAAAGCGTGTTGCTTATCTACTTCAAAAGTTGATGAAGTTGTGTCGACACCTTTAAAACCACCAATGTTATAAGTCTTTCTAGTTAACTTATATGCTGTTAAACTCTTGAAATTGCTATACATGGTAAGTTCCTTCTACTTCATTTTGAAAGTGTGGCGTTGTGCCAGCATAATCTTCTAAATCTTGCATGTAAGCTTCGGCTTGATTAATCCAAAGGTTCGCTTGAGTTCCGTAAATATCGTTGCCTAAAACACCTTTAGCATATAAGGAAATAATATGACATGCTTTGCCACTAATTCCGTAATCTTCGAGTTCTACGTCTTTATCAACTGTATATTCTGGATTTTCATCCTTATGGTAAGCAATATCATCGTATGTGAATTCTCTTACTTGAGGATAATATTCAACATATAAATCGCCTTTTGCTACTTCTTTTAAAGCAATTTTTTCCTTGCCCATGCTTACAAAATCTAAACTTCTAAAAGTGTTATCTCTTCTAATTTCATAAACATTAACAATTTTAGAAATTTCTTCCTTAAATGGTTTTAAATCAATAATGTTTCCATTAATAGCGTTATAAGTCTCACTTTCATTTATAGGAAGCACATCAAGATTATGAAACGCTCTTAAAGGAAGCTTCTCAAGTGAAGCAAGTCTTTGAATTGCGTCATTAATTACGAGAAAAATATTATCAACAGTTCTTTTATAATCAGCGTTGATAGTAACGCCTTCACTATCTATAGAAGCTGTCGTAAGGCTATAAGCATATTTTCTAATATCAAGTTTAGTTAAATCCCTATTATCTTCGTAATATACTGTTGATTTTATCGTGTTATAAATTAAATCGCTTAATTTCATACTTTCTCTTCCTTTAAAAGCGCACTCTTTTGATTTAAGTGAGAGAGTGAGAACTCACTATTCGAAAGGAGGTGCTATTCTGTGACTCGCACTAGAACAACTCTATCTTTAAGGTTTCCCTTTGATAGTACTTTATCGTATAGTTCGTAAGGAACTATACATTCTTCACCTACAGGAATTCTCATTCCTTTGAGGTTATATGAAGCGAATTTTGTTTCGTCTTCATCATTTTCACTTTTAGTGATTTTGATAATTGCATTGGTTGGCATTTTTTACTCCTTTATTCTTATGCTGTTACTTTAAGTGTGATATAGCCGTCTTGGTATCCAGCTTTAGTTGCTTTAATGACAACATCGCCTGCTGCGACAGCAGTAACTACTGCACCGCTAACTGTTGCTTTTTCAGCATCTAATGAAGTTAATGTGAAGCCAGTAACTGCAGTTTTTGCTAAATCCTTTGCTGAGATTGTTGCTGTATGGTCGTCGCTTCCACTAGCAACTGTAATTTTCGCTTTTGTTGAACTTAAGATTAATGCTTTTGGAGCAGCGACTGTAACTGTTGTTCCATCACTATTCTTTGGTGTGAAGTCGCCACCTAAGTGTTTGCCACCGACTTGATCATAGTAGTAACCACTATCAACAAATCCGATACCATCACTTGCTGGTGTAATTTCAACTCTAACAACTGTTTCTTCTGATGTCATATAAGCGCCTAAGCCTTTGAATTTAACACCAATTGAACCGACTTGATTTAATGCGTCTTGGACACCTGATGAACCTAAAGGTTTTTCAATCATTTCGCCTTGTTCACCATTTGGAGAAATTAAGCAAACTGGTAATCTATTTTCATTATCGACACAATAGAAGACTGCTTTTCTTTTTGCTCCGTCATATAAACATTCGCTAGAATCTTCAACGATATCAACGCCTTCAAATCTAGCAATTGCGCCATCAATAATTGAACGTTCGTTTGCTGGAATATCTTGGAATAAGTTTGCACCAGCTTTATTGTATTTAAGTCTTAAATCAGTAATATCTTCTGGTGTTAAGACTGCATAAATTTTTGGATTTTTAACGATTGTGAATTTACGTAATGAAATTCTAATTTTATTGAAAATTTCTCTTGTTAAGCCATCACTAGCAGTAACAACGTTGTTTCCTGATAAGAAAGCGTTAGCAGCTAAAGCATTTACAACACCTTTTGCTTGTAATGCTACTGAGTTTGTTTTTTCTCCTACGATGTTATCGAAACCATATTCAAGTTCTCTATCAGTGAATTCTTCATAGAAACCACGAGGTTTAATAGAAACTTTGTGTTCTGAGAAGATTAATCTTCCTCTTGGGTCTGGTCTAACACCTTCTTGTAAGATAACTTCTTCAGGATTTGGTGCTTTAGGATAAGTAACTGTTCTATAAGTAAATGTGTCATAAGGTGCTTGTAATTTTTTCATGAAACATCTTGAAGCCCATTCACCTACGACTGGTTTAATTCTTCTAAATAACTCTTTTTCAGTTAATTCTTTGTTTTCTACACTACCAAACATGCTAAGTTTAGTAGAATTTGGTTGTAATAATTCTGTTGGCATAAATATCTCCTTTAGTAGGAACCATATTTCTTTTCAAAGGCAATTCTAACTTCTTCATCAGTCATATCTTTTACTGATTTTGTTGATGTTCCTTTGCTCATATTTGGCGAAGGACTTGAAGAACTTTTTATCTTTGCTTGATAAGTAAGTTCAGCGTCTTTTTGAAGTCTTGCCTTTAGGTTTTTATAAGATTTTGCTGCTTGAGCAAGGCTTCCACCATGAGCAACAAAGTCGTTGTAAATTCCTTTGAAATCTTCGTCCTGTAATAAATTTTCTCTTTCATTAGAATCAGGAATTTCTTTTCTGAACTCTTCTAATTGGATATCCATTTGTTTTTGCTTTTCAAGCTTAGAAGTCTCTTCAGCTTTTGCTTTCTTCCTATTTTCTAAATCTGTTTTGTATCTTTCTTGAAGAGCGCCCATTGGGTCATTCCCTTCACTTTCGAGTTTCTTCATGCTTTGATACAAATTCACATCTTCTTCACTTTCTAGATCAGTGTTGAGATATGTATTTTTGCCACCAAGAGCATCAATTTTTCCTCTCAAGTAAGATACGTCGTTTTGTGAGCCACTCTTTCCTTCTTTGCTAAGTCTCATTTCTTTGAATTTGTGGTTCTCTTTTGCACTTTGCCCTTTACTTTCGGAAACTTCTTTTTGGCTTTCACCTTCTTCGACTTTATCTTTAGTCTCTGGCTCAGTTTCAGTTTCTGTTTCAAAAGCTAATGCTTCATCTTTTTCTTCCATGTTTATCTCCTTTAGAACGCTATCTGAATGCGAAATTTTAATGATTAGTCTTTCGACACGCTATCTAATGCGAATATACTTAACCAGCAATCGCTGATTTAAGACCTTCTTTAGTCAAGTCACTTGTTTCTTTACTCGAACTTTCTTTCGAATAGCTTTGTAGTGCTTGATTTTGAATTTTATTAACTTGATTTGCTGCATTTATTTTTTCTTTAAATGAAGTTTGCAAGTTTTGTGTATAGGCTTTAGCAGCTTCTAATTGTGCTTGAAGTTGTTGAATTTGCCCTTGATATTGTTGAATTTGACTTGTTAATTGGCTAACAGTTTGATGAAGTTGAGCGTTTTCGCTTTCTTCTTGTGCTTCAAGGATCTTCTTGAAGTTAGATTTTGTTGTGTCGTCAATTAACGGATTGAGTTCTATATAAGCCTTCATTAAGTAATTTGGCAAATTAGCAATTGTTCCATCTTTGAATAATTGGTTAATTTGGTCGGCTTGAACAACTTCGCTGTACTTAATTCCTCTACCAGCCTTTGGAACAATGTAATATTTATGTTCTCCAACTTCTTTACTAGAGAATGTTGTTTCAACTCTTCTACTAACTTGAGGATAGTTTTCAAGTCGAGGTTGTTCTTGAGTTATACCATTAGCATAACGAGTTAAATCAGCGTTCATTATTTGCTCTCTTGCTCGTTTTTCTCTTTCATAATCCAAGTCATCCCTTTCGTAAATGAATGAAACATTCTTGTCATAGTAATGTAAGTAGAATTGAAGTCTAATTTTGCCTTCGTTTACAGCATGCTTTTCCCATAATTTGGCTTGCTCCATTTCGAATACTGTATTTGCTTGTTCTTGAAGTAATGAAATCGCATAGCCTGATAATTGAGAAGCGTATTCACCACTGATTGTTTCATTAGCACCTTCAAACGATTTAATCATGCTTGTCATAGTGTCAATGTATTGATTTACGTTCAGCATATTTGAAATATTGCCTTCAGCACGCTTAATGCCGTTGCCAGTTCTTGAATAGTCAACAAGAACTTGACCGCCTGAGTTATTAATCTTTTGCCCATGCAATGCGTCTTTTGAAACAATCCATTTTCCCCAAGCGTTATCTTGAATGTTCTTACAAGACATCGTAAGGAAGAAATTAATTGCATCTTGTGCAGGAATTACATCTTGCAAATCACTCTTTCCATAGAAATGGTTGAATGACTCGTGAGATGAATAAACTTCGAATGGATATAATGAGAATTTTGACAAATGAGATTGATATTCAGTTTCAGTCATTCTATCTTTCTTTGCTTCGATATTTGTATCTTCAGGATCTATATCGTAGTCATCTACTTTGTTTAATTCTTCTCTTGCACCTGTTTTTGCTTTTCTCTTCTTTTCTAAGTCTCTTAAAACGCTTTTTTCGGCTTCAGGACTTAAAAATCTAGGACTAAATAAATCAACTGTTTTAGTGGAACTTTGGAAACATACTTCACCATTTACCCTAAAGTATCTTGTGTAAACAGTGCAAATTCCGTGACTTATAAGTTCGGCACTTGGATATTTTTCATCGGTATAATCATCTGGGACAATGCTTGCAACTCTCCTTTTGAATTCAGCATTGCTTTCATCTTCGAATTGCTCGCAAAGGTCTCTAATTGCCTTAACTTCAAGGCTTGACCAATACATTACCCATTCTTGTGCTTGAATGTCGTTAATATAAGGGTTTGCAACAGCAAATCTTCTTAAATCAACTTCTTCTCTAACAAGTTTGCCTTCGTATAGAGCGTTGAGAGATACGCCACTATCACTAAATCTATACATAACAACAGAATTTCCATAAATTCCCATGTTAATAATTGACTCTTGGAAACCTATGTTGTACCCAATATCTAGCAAAACGAATTTATCAAACTTGTTTAATTTATTGGTCGCTTCTTCACTAGCACTTTGGAAAGTGATTGTATAAGGAGTACCTCTTAATTTACTTGATTTTGTGTTAATTAAATACTTACAAAGGTTTGCCATTACGAACGGAACACCTTTTGGATAATTCCCTCTTTCTTGCCTACCTTCGTAATAATCTTGCATTTGATTCCAATAATTAACTAAATTGGAACTTTGTTTGTAAAGCTTATCAACTTTGTAATATTGATAATTAATTGTCTCGTCCTGCATCTAAATTAAGCTCCACAATCCCTTTATCTTGGGTATCAACTTCGTATCTACTACGAATTTCTTCATTTTTATTACGAACATAATTTTCAAATCTCTCATTTGAAGCTTCTAGCTCAGCATTTAATGTAGCAATTTGTTTTTTCAGTTCTACGCTTTCGTTTTTAAGCGTTTTGAGTTCGTTTTTTAAAGTCTTTAAGAACTCACTATCTAGCCCAAAAAATGCTTTTAAAAAAGAAAGTGAGTGTGTTCCACACTTGACATCGAGAAATCCTAATTCATTCATGTCTAAATTGTTATTCTTCGCCATAAATTCTCTACCTCATCACTTTCTTCGTTATCTTCCTCGTCGCTTCTTAATTGCCAAGGAAGTTCGTTTGTTTTATTAATAACTTCTTCACTGACTAGAGTTGTCTCTTGTCTCGAAGTGTAATATGCAATTGCAGCAGCCATTACTCGGTCATCATGCTTCTTTCCTGCAGCAGCAAGTTTTGGAGTATCTCTATTAAGACCATATTCGTAAACAAATGTTTCCATTTCCGTAAGAGTCTCATAGTCCATGATGATTGAATAAGGGTGATCATCTTCTTCGCAATAACGTTTGAATATATCAATCGCCATTTGCTTTGTTGCTTGAGTTGTTTTAAATCCGTACATTCCAGATAAACTGTCTTGAATATTTGCTTCATCTCTATCTCGAATGTAAAGATTTTCGTAATTGAGTTTTTTGAATGTAGCAATCGCTGTTCCGCCTCTTTGAACTTCTATGCTAACCAAAGCGTTGTTATACGATTTAGCAATAGCATGAACTTCAAGTGCGAACTTCTCAGGCGCAATGCTATTACTAGCAAAAATTGCTACCTCTTTTTTGGTGTCGTTTCTAATGACAAATGCAACTGACCTATCATTTCCTACACCTTCTGACATATCAACGCCAATTACGTAAGGAACGCCTTTCGCAGGCATTTCGAAGACCTTAACTGAACCAAATTCACCTTCTACAAATTTAATTTCGCTCATTGACCAATCTTCAATGTCGGATTGCACCGACCTAATCTTGTAACGATAGAAACCATTTATAGGCTTGATTTTCGCAACTTCTTCTTTTCTCTTTCCGATAAGCTCATTATCGAAAACTCCAGTACCACTAGTGATAAATGCATCACTTGCACAAAATGGATATTCTTGTAAGGTCAATTTCAAGTTCTTGTTATGAGTTACGAATTGGTATCTGAAGAAAGCAATTTGCTCATTTGAGAGACCGTACTTTTCTTTTTGTTCCTTTTCGTAATCCGTTAACTCGAAACCATTGTATGGTTGAGCGTAGGCTTTATTGATAAACCAAGGGAAGAAGAGAGGGATATAAATATTCTCTTTAGCCATCGCCTTGTCCCAATAGTCCTTAAATTCGTTCATACCATTTGCTGTCGACTCTAAGAAAACAAACGTAACTGGGTTGTCCGCTGGCGCTGGAATTCCGTCAACGACCGCAGCAATAATGTCATCCATATTGTCCCATCTAGAACATTCCGACCCATGAAAGCACGTTGGAGTTGTACCTCTAACTGCGTCTTCTGTAGGTGGAGCAACACGAATAGAAGATTTTGTGTTTTTGGTTTGTAGAATTCTTCCGTTCCTACTTTGCAAAGAGAACGTGAGCGTTGAGTTATGCTTTCCAATTTCATCGAATGTTCTTTTGTATTCGTCGAAGATTGCTGTAGCATTCGCTTCCGTATTCGCCATAATAATCGCATCTTGATTTGCTCTAAATAGCGTCATTACAAGCGTGAAGCAACGTATGAAAGTCGTGAACCCAAGTTGTCTCGCCTTGAGGATAATGAACCTCGCAGGCACACTGTCCCTTAATGCTTTGCAAATTTCATGGTAGAACTTCTCTTGCGCCTCATTGAGCCTGATAAGTCCCGCTTGTTTCCTTTTGTCGATGATCCGCATGTTGTTCTCCATCAGTTTCCTAACCGAGAACCAACTGCTTCCGACTTTAAGTCCGATGTCCGACGCTTCACCGTCCACCCTCACCGACTCCGTCACATAAACGTAACTCACTTTTGCTCCGAACCTAAGAGCGCCTTCTCAATCGGCGTAAGGTTCACTTCGACCTTGGAGTCCGTAAGTTCCCCTGCCATTTTCGCAATGCTCTCGAGTTCTTTAAGTGGCGTATTCTTGGAAACTTTCGAAACGCATACAAAAGCTATAAAGTCCGCATTGGTCATGTTTCTAATCTCGTTAGGAGTTTCGGAATCAATTCCACGAGTTTTCTTAAGTTGTGTTTTTAAAGCTTCTTTGATAGTATCTGCCATAACATAATTATCAATTATGAGAAATTATTATTCAGTATAATGTCGGTATAATTTGGACTATTAGGGGGAGACATAAAAAAATCAAAAAAATTTTGGAGGAGACATAATTCTTAAAATAAGGGGTGGGTCTCTTTTAAGGGCATGGGGGTGGGTCAAAAATACTAGGCTGATGCTTTCGCATCAGATTTTCTCTTGCTTTTTGTTCCCCAATATCAAAAAATACGATTATAGTCGTATAATTTCGTGCTTGGTGCGATACACTCAAATTGAACCAACAATTTATAAAAGAATTTAGGTTTAAAAAACATTGAAAAAAACTTGATTGCTTAATGTTTATATATATTGGATATAGATCCCTACAGTTATTCTTATAATTATTGAGTGAGTAATAGAGAGAGAAGAGAGTAATATTATATATATATTATATACTTACTATATATTTAGAGTTCTTTTTAACAGTCTAAAAAACCTATTGACTTTTATATAATACCTTTATTATAATATATATGCGCTTAAGGAAAGCGCTATAACAACTTAATTAAGGCTTAAATTAGTTGTTATAATTGACACAGCAACCCCCTTTTAAAAAAGTTAATAATAACAATTAATAAAACTTAATTAAGGGAAAGGAAAAGCGAAAAAATGAGCGAAACTATAATCACGCTAGTTTTATTCTTATTAATCGTAATGACCATAAAAAAAAGATGACTAATAAGCCAGTCATCTAAACCCTAATAAAATTATAAAGGTGGGTTGCTTCCAATGTCAAGAAAGGAAAAAAGAAAAATGCCAAGTGATGCACAAAGAAGAGCAACAAAAAAATATAATAAGAAGACTTATATAAAATATTATATTAATGTAAATAAAGAAAAATTCGAGGATCTAATAATCTGGCTAGATTCTAAAAAAAGTAAAAATGAAACAATTATAAAAGCGCTTCAGCTTCTTAAAGATACAGAAGAAAAATAAAAAAGTTTAAAATTTCTTGTTGACATGGATATATAAAGCCTTTTATAATCTATTCAGTTGGTTAATTCCAACACTTAGCAACTAATTCAATTAAAAAATTAATTGCTGAGAGACAAAAAAGCGCCCTATTCAATTAATAGTTAATCGGCAATTATTATAATTAATTGAATTAGGGAAAGGATAAAAAGATAATGCAAGAATTAATAATAATATTAATCTTAATTGTATTAATCTTAAATAAAAAAAAGTGGCAATAATTAGCCACTAAACCTAAGCAACTTAATTATATGAGTAGGGCGCGCCAATGTCAAGAAAGGAGATTTTAAAAAATGGTATCAAAAGCACAAAGCAAAGCAACAGCGAAGTATATTAAAAAAACTTACACTGTATTTAGAGTTAATTTTCGAAATGATACTGAAGCTGAAATTATTAAAAAGCTAAAAGAAAAAGAAAACATTACAGAATATTTAAAAAGCCTTATTTATAAAGATCTTAAATAAGAAAAAAAGTCTAGGCAATTTAAACGCTTAGACCTCACAAGTTCATTAATATATTAAACTTTAATTAAAACGATTTCAAAAAAGATTTAAAATAATTATTGACTTTCTATAATGCTTTCATTACTATTAATAATGTCAAAGGAGTTAAAAGCCAATGACAAAATTAAAAGGCTTAACCCTTGTTTCTTCTGTTATTAGACATAACAAAGGAAGGTTTGAAGAAAAGTTTTCGCCTTAGGAAAACTAAGGCAAACAAAAAAGCCCTAAGATTTACAATAAAAATTGTAATTAACTTGGGGCTTATACGAACCGAAATTATTATAACTAATTAATAGAAAGAAAACAAGGGCGAAAGCCTGCTAATAAAGAAAGGGGCGAAAGCATGGCAACAAAAGCAAGAATCAGAGCTAATACAAAATACGCAGCGAAGACCTATAAAACTTTTACGCTAAGAATTAGAAAAGACACACAAGCCGAGCTGATAGAAAAATTAGAATCGGTAGACAGTGCAAACAAGTATTTATGTGATCTAATTAAAAAAGATTTAAAATAACTGTTGACATATACCCCATGGGGCATATATAATTGAATTAGTCAAAGAAAGGAGGCGAATAAATGACAACGAAAGCACAGCAAAGAGCTAAAACAAAATATAGAGCAAAAACCTATAAAATGTATCAGTTCTCACTTCGAAAAGATACTCAACAAGAGCTTATAAAAAAGTTAGATGCTAAAGAAAATAAATCAGCTTACATTGTCGGATTAATAGAAAAAGACAAATAAAAAGGATCTCTGCCACTACTTCAAATATAACAGAGACCCACCACAGAAAAAGAATATAAAAATCTTTAACCGCTTTTATATTCTACTACTTAATCAGGTTAATTTCAAAGGAATATAAAAAAATGGAAAACACAAACACAAAAAATAATATTGTTAAAATAGTAATCGGATCATGGGGAAGTTATAACGCCTGCAACGAAAGAGCACTCGGCAGCGAATGGCTAGATCTTAACGACTTTGACAGTTGGGAAGAAATCGAAGAAGAATTAAAAAAAGATGGTTTCAAGCTTGACGGCATCGATGAAGAGTTATTCATTCAAGACTACGAAGCAGACTTTGAAATCCCAAATTGTGATTATACACACCCTCAAAGATTATTTGAAATCTTAAAAGCTAGCGGAATTTTAGAAGATTCATATAAATACGATGTCGCTTTAGCTTATATAGACTATTATGGCTTTAAAGAATTCTGCGATGCAGTCGATGAAAAAGGCGACAACTGGGACGAAGACATAATATTTTATAAAAATTATAGTGTGGCTAGTCAGATTATTTGTATATGATTATGGCTACGAAATCGCGCACGAATTCGAAAAGATCCCTGAATGGTTAGAAAATTATGTCGATTATGAAGCAATCGGAAGGGATGAAGAATATAACGGCTCAATTTGCCTTACAGACTATGGCATATTACAAGTATATTAAAATATGACAAAGCGCGAACAAGATTTAAATGTATATTCAAAAATAATAGTTGATCACTTGCCATACTGTGAACTACCTTTTGAAAAATACGAAGACAATTTAAAAATGATTCGCCAGCTTCTAACGATTGACATATCTATAATAATTCAAATGTTAAAGCATTACGGCGAAAAAGACTTAATAAAAAGAATCAAGAAAATATAAAAATTGGGGCATTAGATCCAAAAGGGCGGGAACCACGACCAAAAAGTCCCGCCCAATAATTAAAGAAGGAAAACAAAAAATATGAATCAAGAAATAATAAACAAAATTGAAGAAGCTAATAAACTTATAAAAGAATCAAAAAATATGACAGCCGACCAAAAAGAAGCAACCGAAAACGCTTTAAAATTGGCTGAACTTTTTATTTTAAATGATGCACGGTTAAATACTGATCTAGAGTATTACGTACGTAAAATTTTTATTTATGCAACAGTGCAGAAAAGAGACTATCACGAAGAACCAGAAAGAAAATAAAAGAACATGAAAAATATAAACTATGAAGAAATTTATAAAAATTTACATAATGGGTATAGATACGAAAATAAATACGACGGATACCAAAAAATTTGTTTAACCCCTGAAGGTTTTATTTTCTGGCAACATTGCGGATCTTCTGCAACTGAAGACAACATAGAAGACTTAAAATTTATAATTGATGTAATTTTTAAAGAAGACTTCAATGAGTTAATAATGGTTAAAATTTAAAGATTTTAAAGCAAAGGGCAATAAATAATAAGCCCTTTTATTTTTGTCTCTCTATAGCCCTAAAAATGGGCTTTTTTCTTTCCTTTATTTATATCTCTATCCTTAAAAAAATAATGAATCTAAAAAAATAGATCATATTAAAATGCATCTAAAATAATATTAACTAGAAAACGAAAAACAAACACAAATTAATCATACTAATTATTAAAAAATGATACTTTTTGTATCAAAATTCAAATATTTGTTTTGAAAATCTGCTATAATATATATATTATATAAATAGTAGAGGTTAAAAAATGAGTGAACAAAAATATAAAGTTAGAATCGAAAATATTGAATTAAAAAACTTTAAAAGTATTTCTTCAGGTTCAGTTTATTTTGATGAATTTAAGAAGCTTAAAAGAAAAGATTTTAATATACTCGATTTCTCAAATGTATTAGGAATTTACGGGCAAAATGCAAGCGGCAAAACTTCAATAATTGAAGCGCTAATTTTTATTAGAGCCCTCATTTCTGGAAACCCTTTGCCACATTTAATTTCAAATTACATCAAAAAAGGCGAAGACTCTGCAAAACTTAAAATTTCTTTTTTACTTTACAACAACGAAAAAAGTTTTCTTGTAGAATACTCAATAACAATTAAAAAAGACAAGTCAATCATATGCATAAGCGATGAGAATTTAAGTTATATAGATGATAAAAAGAAAGAAAAAAGACAATTTAATTACACAAAAAATAGAAGCTTAAGCAAGAGTTTTTTATCTTTGCTTTCTAAGTCTGACAAAAAACCAATTCTATATTTTATAGCGAATACGCAAACAAGCATAAACCTAAATAACATCTCGCCTACTTCTGCAATGCTTTCGGTTTTCTTTAACGTTCAAACTCAAAAACTTTTAGCCAACGAAGCGAACGCATCCGAATTTAATGAGATCACTTCTGCTCTTTATAATTTTTGCCGAAGCAAATTTTTAATTATTTCAACACCTATGTTCGAACGTATAGATACACGAAACGTAGTTTTAAGTGGCTACACTTTCGAAAACAACCAAGATAAATCACACATAAATTGTTTAGTCTTCTTTGGAAAACAACAACTTGAGAAAGAGCAATTTGAACAATTCAATGAGCTTCTAGGACAATGCAGTAAAGTTCTTAATGCTTTTATACCAGGGCTTACAATTAAACCACATATTTATAGTGAAGCTACTATACCAAATGGCAAAACCTATGTTGAATATGAAGTTATGTCAATAAGAGATGGAAAAGAAATTCCATTGATTTTTGAATCTAAAGGCGTAAAACAAATGCTCACTTATGTTGGGGATTTAATTGAGGTGTTTAATGAAGAAGGCACTTTTATCGCCATTGATGAAATTGATAGTGGAATTTTTGAATATTTGCTTGGCGAATTGATTTATTCTTTTGATAATTTTTCAGCAGGGCAATTATTATTTACATCTCATAACTTTAGAATTTTAGAAAAAATCAAACCTAGTGAAATATTTTTTACAACAACTGATGACTCTAATAAATTTGTTAAATCAAAATATGTCAAATGCAATAATAATTTGAGAGATGTTTATTATAAACTTATAGTTCAAGGAGACGCAAAAAATAAATTTTATGATGCAACACCTTCAGAAAATATCACACAAGTTTTTTCTAGTCTAGGAAAATTAAAATTATGATACGTTGTCTTTTAATTTGCGAAGGTGCATATGATCAGTTAGTTTTTGCACTTCTTAAAAACCTTTTTGATGAAAACATTTTAGAAATTAAGTCTTATGACGCTTGTTGTGCTGATAAACCGAAACTTTTTCAATCTACTAAGAAAATAGTTGAAGGAATTCTTGCTAAAGAACATGGCTATACATTAGAAGATTTTCAAGAGATTTGCTATTTAATTGACAGCGATGGTTTATATATAAGTGAAGACAAAATATTTTCTAACGCTGATTCAAATTCAATTGAGTATAAAGAAACAACTATAAATTGCAAAGCAAAAAGAAGTGTCGTAATGCGTAATAAAATTCGAGTTAAAAATGTTGTGGAATTATTGCAAACTAGAAAATATCGGATTTTCTATAATTCACGTAATTTAGAGCATGCTTTCGATGAAGCTAAATCGTTTACGTTAACAAGCAATGCTAAAAGATTGTTTGCATTAGGTATACAAGCAAAATATTTAAATAACAAAGAAGATTTTATTAGAAAACTATTTGATATGAACAAGTCAAAAACAACAAATTTATTTAGAAGTTGGGAATATTTAAAAGAAGGATCTAACAGCCTTTCTTCTTGCTCCAACATAATAATTTTTATAATAATGCATTTCAAGGCACTTAAAAAAGAGTATAAAAATTTAATACTTAAACTAATATAAAAGACTGTTTACTACCTAATAAATTAATTAGATTTCAACAGTCTTTTTATTTATTAAAATGTCTTTCTTACTATTTGATATGGTTGTCCCATAAAAACTCTTTCAAAGTTTTCATAGTCATATTTAAGCACAATTCTAAACCATTTATTTGTAGATTCTTCTTTATATTTCAAATTATTATTTTCGTTTGGAAAGTAATAAGAACTATTAAATGGCGCATCTTCTATCCAAATTTCCTTGGCATCATACTTCCAACCGCTGCTATAAGTTCCATTACATCCACTTAATAAAACACAATTTGATAACGCTCCAACGACTAATAAAATTCTTTTAATTTTCATGTTTTTCTCCTTTAAATAATAATCCACTTTTAGCAAGTTCATTTTCTACTTCTACAAGTGTTTTTACTTCTTTTGGTGTAAGTTTACCTTTTTCCAAAAATCGCTCTCTACGAGCCTTTAAACGCTCTAATTTTCGCTCTTCTTTAAGTTTCTCTTTCTTTTCAACTTCAAGAGCCTTTATTTTTGCTCTTTGTTTTTTAATGAGAGTTTGAGTTTTCTTCTTTTCGCCGATATGCCACTCTACCCACTCTTTATTTCGATAAAGAATTACTTTAATGTAAAGCCCTTTATCTTTCTTCAAAAAGTCAAAAACTTGCTTAATTGTGATAAATCTTTCATCCAAGAAATATTCACTGCCTTTTACATCTTCTACGACTCTAGTTTTGTTTATTTCATCAAAGTAAATGAAATCAGCTTCATAGGTTAATGCAGGTATTAAATCTCCGTTTGAATTCACAAACTCATCTTGAATTTTGATTTTAAAGTGATCACTCAAGTTAGAAATCACACCATTTTTTTCAAGTTGAAGTAAATATTCAAAGCGGTCTCTTTCGGTTCTTGAATCAAACTTTCTAATTTCGTTTGGGTTCTTGAAATTATCTAAACAATATTGGTTTGCTTTGAGTTTTCCATTTCGAGTTCCTTTATCACTTTCAAACGATTTTCCATCTATCCAATAGACTGTTTTGCCTTTATTTACTATCATATCGAGCCTCCACTCAATCCATAAACTAAAACACAAATTACTGTTGTTATCGCAAACGCAACAAACAAACTTTGTAGAATTTCAAACGCTTTATAAACTTTAATTGATTTAAAGCATTTAAGCGTATAAAGAGCGATTAACACTAATATTGCAATTGTGGCGCAAGTTATCGCACAAATCATTGAAGGTTGCATTTCAAATCACTCCAGAGCCTTTGCAAAGTAAACTGAAAATTAATAATAAAGCAAGGTTCGTAAGGGCAAGATATGAGAATATATCAACAAACGCTTCTTTGCTTTTGCACGCAATATTTTTAAACACAAAAGTAGTTATTAGAGATACACCACCAATTACAGCTAATACAATTAAGACAATGCCGAAAGCGTTCATTGATACATCCTTTCTTGTGGAATTCCGAAAATCTTATGTAAATTTTCAACTTGTTTCACTTGCAAGTCATAGCTTTCATTGTTTCTTTTGAATTCTTTAATTTGTGGTTTGAAGCGGTAATATTTCATCACCGCTTTTCTCTTCGAATTGTCTCCACCCCAACGAATATACGTATATTTATCACAAACTTTATAACGCTTATTTTTGTCATCGTAGTAATAGAAAGTGTCTTGGTCTAGAAATTCACAACGCTTTTCTTCAAACGACCAATACCCAGTATCTTTGTTTTTGAAAAGAACATACATTTGTTTAATCATTTGCCACTGCTCCCAAAACCACCACTTAATCTTTCTTCACCGAACTCATCGACAAGGTCGGCAATGATTACAGGTTCAAACACGATTTGACAAACTCTATCACCTTTTTTAATCTCAATTGGTTCATCAGTAAGATTTACAAAGCTTGCTTTAATTTCGCCACGATAACCACTATCAATTGTGCCAATTCCTGTATGAATTCCTTTAACATTGAATGATGAGCGTGGTTTTAAAACTGCCATTATTCCATCAGGCAATTCAAGTCCAAAGCCGAGATTTAAGAGTGCTACTTTATGTGGTTCGAGTGTTAAATCACAAGGCGAATAACAGTCAAGCCCTGCGTCGTTATAATGTGCTCTTTTTGGCGCAATTAAATCTAAATTAAATTGAATAATTTTTATCTTCATACACACCTTTCATCTATTAGTTAAATAGAATATGATTTATTTATTTCTATAATTTTATTATTTGGTAATACGATATAATTAATAAACCCGATTTCTTCTGACCCATCAATCATTTCATCTCTTGAACACTCTAAACCATCAATTGTCCATACTGTAGTATCATCGAGTTGTTTTTTTGAAATATCAGATACTAATACATTTTCATCGTTAATTTTTACAATCATATTGTTCTCCTTTTGTCAAGGGTCGAGTTTTGGTCGATTTTTTCAACTAGTTCTTTTTTAACTTGCTCAAACATAGTAAGTTCGTGGTTGATTTCGTTATATGCTTCTTCATCATAATACCAACTACCATAAGGATGTGCCTTTCTCTCAGCTAGATCTTTATAGTAACTTATTTTATTATCTAACCAATTTTCTAATTCTTTATTCATATTCAATACCTAATTCTTCAAGTGTATATTCTTTATTAATTTTCATGTTTTTATACATTGTGTTTTTGTTAAATCTTGGAAACATCATGTAGCTATCATCTTTTACAGCAACATATAAATATGCTATTTTTCTATAAGCAGTACTTTGAAGTTTTTTCACATATATGATTCTATCTTTGAATGGTCTAATTACATTCTTTAAATATCTTTTTTCTACAACATCAAGCACAGGTGCAGGTTCGCATTTTAGCTTTGCATAATTCTTTATGTCGTTTTCTTCGAGTTCCTTTTTAATTTGATTAAGAATTTTTAAATCTGCTTTTACAGACTCAGGGTTTATGCCAATTAGACCTCTAGGTTTGTTTATTCTTGATAATAGAGAAGTTCTACTCTTTATTTGATTATTAATCCATACTAATATTTCTTTATTCATCTTTTTGTTTCCTTTCTTTGATTGAATATAGTTTTTTATAATCGACTTTTGACTTATGACAATTTTTCAAGATTTCTCTTTTATAAATTGTCTGATTATATTTATTCGCTTTCATATTCCTTTTTTTCTTAAATATTTAATTCTTAATTTGTAAAATCTTACGTATTTTTGGCATTTTTCATAATCGTCTATACTGTTTATATTAAATTCAGTATGAGTTGTGTCCCAAGTTGGATTATAGATAAATGTAAATATGGGGTGCCCATTTGATTTTTGCATACTTTTGAAAATATATTCGCTTGTAACTCTATCAAATGTAAATCCGTAATGAGTTAGATATTTATGAACTTTAATTGAAACTGGGTAGTGCCACCCTTCAATTTTTGTGTTCATGCAACCCCCTAAAAATCTCATCGAAGATACTTACTAATTCGCCCATTTCTTCAGAATAATCTGTTGGTTCTTCAACTTCTTCAGCCTCACACTCGAGTGCGCTTAGATAGTAATCGAGTACATCTAGATAGCGGTCAAGATAATACATAGCTTCAGCAAGAATTCCCCTTAAAATACCTTTGTCTAACTTATCTTCAAGTTGTTTATATTTATCATCAATTTTGTTATAAAGGCTATGTGTTTTATCTATAAGTTCTTCAATTTCTTCTTTATCAAGTCTATTTATATCAACCTCGATTTTTCCTCTCTCTTTTGAAAAGCCACTGCAGTCGATTAGATCATCTACAACCCAACACGCTTGATAAAGCAAATCTAATATTTCGTTGTATAAACTTTCTCTTAAATAATGGTATTTAAGAAAATATCTTACAGTCATTCTTTTACTCCTTTAATTAAACCATTTTAGTGTAGTTGAACCTTGATACCCTTTTTCCCAAACATACCAAGCGTATGCAACCATGCTTCCACTAAATACTCCGTTTTTCCCACATTGAAGTCTTGAGCTACTTACCCAAACTCTTTTTGGTGGGTATTTATCGTAAAGCTCTCTTCTTTTCTTTCCTTCGAGAAATTGCACTTTTAGAAACATAATTACTTTTGAACCAATAGGAACTAATTCGAGAGCATGTTCAATGAACTCTTGAGCATATCTGTAAGGTGGATTGGTAATAATATCGCCATTAAAAGTTTCTTTTTCTTTAAGAAAATCAACCCCACCTAAACCATATCCACGGTCAATTAAATCCGTTGCTTTGACTTCATAGCCTTTTTCTACAAGTACTTTTGCTAGATGACCTTCTCCGCAAGCACATTCCCACACATTGTGAGAAATGTTTTCAATCTCTAGAAGTAATTTCATAGCAACAGGATCAGTGGCATAAAAGTCATTTTCTTCCCTATCTTTTGTTGTTCCATTATGAGTTCCAAGGCAACCTTGAACTGAATGAAGATTTCCTACCCAGTCTTTCATTCTTTTGCTCCTTTTGCGATTTTCACATCTCTTTGCATATTATTGAAAGCGATTTGAAGTTTGTCTAAAAATTCTTGTGAGTCGATATTTTGTAAAACTTTGATATCTCCCCAAATTGCTTTCGTTCCATCTTGGTTGTATCGAACATATATATAAACACACCAATATTCGTTTTCTTTCCAAAAGCGATATTTGTTTTTAGGGCGATTTATATACCCCATTTCTCTCAGCTTAATTTCAGTTACACCCATTTTTAACTACCTCAACAATGTAATCTTCAAGTGTTATTTGACCGATTAAGCCAAGCGACTTTTTAAGTGTCCAAACTCTTTTCCAAGATTTGCTAGCATTAATTTCTTTACGCTTAATTTCTCGAATGAGTTCAGGTTTACTCGGAATCTTTAATTCGCCTTTTGAATTTGATATAATGCAATACTTGTAAACATCAATATTCTTGTTTACATAGTCTTTCACAGTCCAAATATAAGTGCATATATCGTGGCTGTGAGGGTCAACTGTTGCAACGAATACATCTGGAAAGGTTTCGCAAATTTCTTCTTTAGATGTCCATTCGTTGCTTTTTTTGTTGAGAAATTCAACTAAAAGTTCACCATCTTGTTTTAATTTTTCTTCGCAACGCATAAGCTATTTAACTCTCCTACTACTAAGTCGTGGATTATAGAAGTTGCTCCGTTAGTCTCTTTGATTAAGCTGTAATATATGTAATCAACTACTTTTTCATTAGACTTAACTTTTTCTAAAATCCCTAATGCTTTTTTAACGTATTTAACTGCTTCTTCATTTTTCATTTCTTCATAGAGTGCTTCATAGCCTTTGAAGAAATAACGAATCATCATATATTTGACATTTGCTTTAGCCATTGTCTTCTCCTCCTTGTTCTAAGAATTTTTGGATTCTTTTTCCAATATTTGAACTAAGCTGTTTTACTCTAATACTTGAATAGTTCATTTCAGCTGCAATTTGATTTATAGTTTTGCCTTCAAATGCTTGCTTTATAAATACTTCTTGCTCGGTATCATTGAAAGTTCTTGAAATATTCAATAACACTTTTTTGAAATCATTTATCGACTTTTCAAGTGTTGTATATAGATCAGCGAAATATTCATTTTGTTCTCGTATTGTTCCACTAAATTTTTCTAAAAATACAATTGCTGTTTCCCAATTAGTTGAAGCTCGGCTTAATTCCTTTGCGATTGCTTTAAGAACCTCTAAGGTTTCAAGTGCTTCTCTAATTGATTGTAATTTAATATCTTCCATACTACTCAAATGGATAATCTTCATCGGCATTTAGTGGAATTTGCTCATCGACATTTACTGCTTGAGCACTACCTAGGAAATCTCTATCTTCTTTGTTCTTAACGAATTTCATTGAGATTTTTCCACTTGTTACCCCAACAGTTAATACTTGAACAAAATAACTTGTGAATTTTCCATCTGCTGATTTTTGGCTCCATAATTCGCCAGTAATAGCAACTTGGTTATTTCGGAATGCATCGAAGTTTTCGATAATCAGTTCTCGAACTTTGCCAAACGCTTTACACGGAAGCACTGTATAAGCGCCCTTTTTTGTACTTGAGTAGCAAACAACTGTAAACGATATTCCAGGCATTCCATTTTTAGTTTTAAATTCAAGAACTTCGTTATTGAAGTAGCCTTGAATTGCTACAAAATTAATCATTTCTCCCCCTTTCGTATTGTCTTTAACAAGTCGTTTTCATCGACTACATTGAGATACTTAGAGATAACCATATTGCTTGCAAATTTGACTTTTGGTGAAGCAATTCGCCTAATATTTATTGCTTGAAGGTAAAGCCTTATGTAAACCTTTCCATCTCGAATTAGTTCTTGAGAGACTAGTTTGCCTTGAACTTCAACTAGTGCTCCTAGTTTAACAGTTCGATTTACTTTCTTGACCTTATCGGCATTTACGTATATTGGCACCATTAACGAGCTTTCATCACTTTGAATAACGAAAGCATAATAGCATTTGCCTTCTACAATCGTCGACGCAGGATTATCTCTTACGTATCCAGTGACACCAAACACATTCATTAGAATGGTAGGTCGTCATCGCCTATGTCTAGCTCTTCTACACTTGGTTGAGGCGATTTAGTTATTTGACTTTTTTGTGTGGGAGAATAAGTAGAATGTATAACTTCAACATCAACCCCAACCAAGTTGTAGTAAGTTTTATTTTGATATTGCCTTGCTTTTAGATTTGCTTTAATGAGAAGTGTTTTACCGACAATATCATCAATTTCTCTAAGCTTATCGAGTGTCTTTCCAAAGAATTCAATATCGAAGTCGCTTGAACATTTCTCACTTGTTTGTTTTCCACAGTCTATTGTCAAGGTTGCTTTGATAAAGCCACCTGATAAAGACTCTTCGCTTGGAACTTGCTTAGCAGTTCCCACTAACACTAGTATTGGTGTCATTTTTCTTTTTCTCCTCCAATTCCTCGAAAGCCTCAGTAGAAGCATTTAATGCCCATTCTATGGTCTCTTCCTTAATCGCTTCTTCATAAATCAACTTCCAAATTAATTCGTAGTTTTTCTTAAGTTCTTCTTTGTCCCATTTGCCACCTTTAGAGCGCATTTTTTTAATGCCATACGCCATAGTGATTATTAAGTTTGTGTCAATTATGGTTTCTGTAAATATCGCTTGAATTTCCTTTTTGCTTTCTTCGCTAATGTCGACAGCCGATAACGCTAATACGAGCATTGGATTGACGTCTTTTTGTTTTAGTTTATCCATTTTCCATTTCTCCTTTGAGTGCCTTAGCTGTTTTTAAAATTTTGATTAAATCGCTTGGTGCTTTGCATTTAGGCACAATTTTATGCAATGCCGTTTTTATTTCTTCTGGCTTAACTCCTTTTTTGAGAAGTTTGTCCATTATCCTAGAGAATTGATTTTTTTCGACTGGTGTAAATTCCACCGATAAGTCTTTCTCAATTCCCTTTATGCTCTCCCAATATACGTTGATTACCATTATGTCTTCTTCTCTCGTATCTCTAAGAACAAGTTCATTAGAGTTATTAATAAATGCCTGCAATGTATTCTCAGTATATGTATGTGCTTTATGTAGATAGTTATCTATAAGTGATCTTACACTCTCTTTTGTATATCTCTTTTCAAGGTATACTATTGCATTCTCTATAAAGTCTAATGCCATATGTATACTCCTAGAGAATGCAATATAGCAGGCAAGCAAGCATTATTTGAAATTAATTTTTCTAAGAGTATGAAGAGAGTATATTTCTTTGTATTACTTTCTTTAAGAGAGAAACTAGAGACCTTCTTTTTATCAAAAACTTTACTCAACACTCTCGACTTCACCATTCTCATCGACTGAAGCGTCTTGCATATCAATTTCGATTGAATTTTGAACATTAGTTTTAGGTGCTGCTGTTTCTTTTTCGATTGGCTTTGCTTCTTCTACACTGTCAATTTCTTCCTTGGTGTAAACATTACGAATTTGGCTTGGGAATGCTTCTCTTAATGCTTGTGCTTTTGCAACTTTCACAATCATGAATGTTGGTCTCTTAATCCAGTTAGCATTGAGCGTTCCGTCTTTCTTAACACCTTTACATTCATCGAACATTGCATAGGCTTTTGTTGGCTCTCTATCATCACGTAAGACTTCACACCAACCAGCAATTAAATGTTCCTTTCCTGATATCATAAATTCGCCATTTCTTTCTTCAATTTCACCTTTAGCATTTTCTACTACAATTCCGTGTTTCATGCCCTTAAAGTGTTCATTGCTATCAGCTATTTTTTGAAGCACTTTATAGTCAAGAACGATAGTTGCAGGTTGACCATTAAACTTAATCAAATATGCTTCGTTTAAGAATGGGTTTACCTTGTAGTTTTTGCAAAGTTGGAAGAAGAATGTGAATTCTTGGTCGCTTATGTCTTGCCCTTTCGTGATGTACTTAACAACTGTGTTCTTATCGAGAGTAAGAGTTGTTCCTTCTGTTGTTACGATTTGAAATCTTGTGTCTGCCATTATTTAATTTCTCCTTCTAGTCCTAATTGACTTTTTATAATTTCGAGCACTTTTTGCGCTGTTTTTTCATCGTATGTTTTGAAAATAATTGATTTTAAACGGGGTTTTGCAAGGTTTTTAGACATTTCGTAAGAATAAATCTTCTCATCTAAAGTCTTTGAAATAGCCTTACATTCCTTTTTTAATGCATCGCTTTTTTCCATAAAGTCATGCATGTAATCCTTTTGATAACTCTTTTGAATAGAAAGCAATTGGTCGTTTAATTTGTTCACTGCTGTTCTGACTTCTTTAGTTTTTTTGTAATAAATATCATCAATAACAACGGTGTCTACGCTTTCTTTAAGAGTATCGAGTGCTTGCTTTAACACATCGAAATTTGTTAAGCATAACATCTCATTTTTTCTTTCAGTTTTAACTTCGTAATCCATCTAATAATCCTCTGGTATTTTTATAAAAATTTTTGGTCGTATTCCTTTGTCTAAATTGCCAAGAAATTCCAACTCTTTTTTGAGAAGAAATTCAATCTCTTTTTCTTTGTCTTCTCTACGTATCATTTTTAAGTCATTTACGACTCGTTTTAGTTCATTAGTCTCAACATCTCTAAGAATTAATTTTGCGTTCACAATAACGAATTTGTAACCAGTCACTAGCAAGTAATGTAAGACTTGAACATAGTATTGTTGTGGTAGTGTTCCATTAATCCATTCGTTCATTGCTTTCTCGCTGTAGAACTCTTTTGTCTTAATTTCGAGAACGCCTTTTTCTTTGCTAGTTAAGTCAACTAATTCCCCATCCAAACTTGCTGTAATTCTTTCTTCTTGTTTTAACTTGAATATCCAGTTGTTTTTTGGTGGTGCAATCACTTTGTACTTGTCTTTATTAAGAACTGCGAATTCTTTACGAATAAGAGGTTCTAATGCTTTGCCACGCTCAATTGCTTCATTTGAGATACTTTCGTTTTTTTCATTGAATTTGATATGGTCGTAAACTTCATTTGCTGTTAGCCAAGGATTCATTCCAAGCAATGCGCTTGCATATGTTCCTCCAAGCGAACGAGCTCTTAACCAATCTTTTTCACTTTTGAACTTAATTAATATGTAGTTCTTTTTGCTCATCATAAATTTCCCTAATAATCCTAATTTCCTTTTCCCTTGTTGTTCCAAGAAAACTCATAACGCTATCAGCAGTAACGCAATCGCCCATATAACGAATAATTCCGTCATGGTGGTCTTTGCACTCACCCATAATGCCATAAGCTCTTGTTTTTTTAACATCGCAATAGAACATAATGTCTTTGTAGTTCCAATAAGGTTTAGTGAGTAAGGATATTTTTTTCTTTAATAAGTCTTCCATAATGTTTCGTTTTCGAAGAAATTATTTAAAAAAATATAAAATAGTTTCATCTGGAGTAAGTGAGAAATGATTTCTAACCTTATTAATTTGATCATGAGTAAAGAAGCCTTTTCCATTCAACTTTTGTTGTAAGTTTTGTGGAGAAATGCCTAAAAACTCTGCAAATTTCTTCTTTGTGCCTAATTCTTTATTAGAAAGAATAAAGCCTATTAAATAAGAATAATCGTTCATTATCAAGTCCTTCCTTTCTTCTTCGCTTTCGAAGATACTTTAATTATAACTGCTCAAAAGCCTATGTCAACAACTTTTTTTCGTTTTCGAAAGATTTTGTTGCTTTTTTTAAAATTACTCTTTATTATAGAAATGCGAGGTGAAAAAGATGGAAATTAGAGAAAAACTAAAAACTGCGATGCAAGCTAAAGGTTACAACTTAACAACTCTTTCCGAAAAGTCTGGTGTGTCTACTGGCGTAATATCTAGGTATCTTAAAGGAACAATGGAGCCAAAATCGAACAACATTTCTAAACTATCAAAGGCACTAGGTGTTTCCCCTATCTATTTTCTAGATTTAAGCAAAGAAGATGACAAAATGCTAGACCTTGTTATTAATAAAATAAAGATATTACCTACGCACCAATTAGAACAAGTTAATAAATTTATTGATACATTCTTAATTAATAATGATATTAACAAGCAATAAAAAAACAACCCTCTACACGACCAAGTTCAGAGGATTGTTAGATGGAGCATTAGTTCCACACCAATGCTCCTTCATTATACATTTTATGGAGGAAAAATTAAATGGCTATTATTTTAGACAAACAAAGAAAACAGTACTACATCGCTTACAGGCTTCAACTACCTAATGGTGAAATTAAACAAAGAAAAATTCGTAATAAGGAATGGACAAAGAAATCCCTTGTTAAAAATATCGAACTTGAAGAAATAGAAAAGGATAAAAAGAAAGTTTTAGCAAATTATGTTGAAGCTGACAAAATCACTCTTGCTACTCTTTTTGACCTTGCTATTTCCGACTTCGGACTTACTCATAAAAAAGAAAACACTTATGGAACTGGTCTTATTATTAAAAACCACATAGCGCCTTTCTTTGATACGAAAAGCGATAAGTTGAATGAAATACTCTCTCAAAAGAATTTAATCAAATATACGAAAGCATTGCGTGATTCTGACCGAAGTGAAGAAACATATAATAGAATTATCGGTGTTTTTAAAATGATAATTGAGTTTGCTGTTGAAAGAGACTTTATTTCAAGTTATACATACGCTAAGAGCAAAGTTGTTTTAAAGAAAGTCAAAGTCGAAAACCAAGCAAAAGAAAAACTTGTATTTTGGACTCCAGAGCAATATCAAACTTTCATTGATACTTTTAAAGACCACGACCAAAAATGGAAAGTGCTATTTGATGTCACTTACTTTGGTGCTTTAAGAATTGGTGAAGTGCTTGCGCTCACTTGGGGTGATTTTAATCCTACTTCAAAAACTATAAGCATTAATAAAACACTTGATAGGCAATCTCATGTATCAACAACAAAGAACGCTTCAAGCAATGCCCCAGTAGATCTTCCAACTGCAATTGTAAATGAACTCATAGAATTCAAAAAAGAATTTCCAACCCCAAGAGACACGGATTACATTTTCTTTATGGAACCAACTTCTAGAAGCACTATTCGTAGAGTTATGGACGACCACATAAAAGAAGCTGGACTTCCTCACATGAAATTTCATGGTTTAAGGCACTCTATGGCTTCAAGAATGATTAATAAAGGTTGCAATGCGCTAATAGTCAGTAAGCATTTAAGACACGCTTCTACTCAACAAACGCTCGATACTTACGCTCATTTATTTCCAAAAATCACAGCAGGAATTATGGATGAGATATAATCATTAAATTTGACAAATTATTATTTATTGTGTTAAATGTAAGTGCAGGTAGAGATACGCTGTATACTTGAGGAAATCGAATTAACGTTTAAACGACTTGTAAAGTCGTCGACCCTTAGGGACCTTCGAAAGAAGGTTTTTTATTTGTTTTAATATTCTAAATGCTATAATTTTAATATGGCAAGTCGGAGTGAAATATTTTTAGAAATCCAAAACAATGTAACATATGACCAGAATTCTAAACCAATTCTTAATTTTGATAGTGTATTATTAAAATATATAAAAGAATTTTCACAATATAGAAATCGCAATGTTATTGTTTATTATTCTGATTTTTTAAGCCCTGCAAAAGGTCCTAATATCGATATAAACGATAGTGACATGACAGGTTTTATGAATTCTTGTTATAACCTCGATAAAAGCAAAGGGTTAGATTTGATTTTACATACTCTGGTGGTAGTGCTTTTGCGACGGAAGGAATTGTTAAATATTTAAGAAAAATTTTTGGGAATGATATAGAAGTATTCGTTCCATTATTAGCGATGTCAGCAGGAACAATGCTCGCTTGCAGTTGCAAAAAAATATGGATGGGAAAAGAATCATCATTAGGACCAATAGACCCTCAATTTGAAAGCATTTCAGCATTTAATGTTAAAAAAGAGTTCGAAGAAGCAGAAAAAGAATTAGCTTCTAATCCAAATTCACTCTACAATTGGCAAATACGTTTAGGAAAATATCCGCCTGCTTTTTATTATACTGTTTCGGATAGCATTAATTTATCAACCCGTTTATTAAGTGATTGGCTAAAAAGTAATATGTTTTTAAACGAAAAAGATGTAGACCAAAAAGTAGAAAAAATCGCTTCTATTTTAAATAACAATAATGGCTCTCATTCAAAACACTTCGACTATGAAGAATGTAAGAATATGGGACTAAAAATTAGTTTATTTGAAAACGATTCGACTATACAAGACTTAATACTTTCCATCTATCATGTTTGTACTATTTTTGGAAATCAAACATCTATGTGTAAAATAATTTGTAATCAAAATGATAGGCTATATATAATCAATGGTTTTACTAGCGGAGGACAATAATTATGATCAAGTACTTTTCAAACCCTTCTTATCCTTTAACCTACAATAAAGCTAGTGCATATAAAACAAGCACTATATGTGAAGGAGACGCAAATCCATTAAAACTCTATAATGTACTAAATTGCAATAAAACACGATATACAACTGTTCCATCTTCTTTAAGGAACTTCAAGAAAGGCGAGTAGGGGTGTCTCGCACCA